TTGTCAGGACACTCAATCTTCATGCCTCGACTTCGGAAGCTTCTTCCCGGGAGCGACCGGCGCGTGACACGGCTCGCCCTCGACCTCCGATCCCTCGGCGACGAACTTGAGGATTCCGCTTCGCTCGTTGAACGCCTCGACGACATCGACCGGAACGTCTCCGGCCTCGCCGCTCTTGAGATGCCCATCGGCCCATCGGTTCGAGCCGCCCTTGATATAGACTCCGGTGCGCGATCGGCCCATTCGGGTCTGTGCGCGGATCGTCTTCGGCGCGCTCTCTTTCTTGATTGTGGATTCCATAGTGTTCCCTCGATTCTGATTGTTGGGGGTGTTTCGCTCTTTCCTGTTGTCGGGTCGCGCGGTGCACCTCCCGGGGCGATGCACCGCGCCCCCCTACTTTCTTCCTCGTTGCGTGTGCCTGCTAGCCCATCAACGCGGCGGTGTTGATCCCGAAGCCCTTGACGTAGGGCGTGCCCATCGCGTGCTGATAGTCGATCTTCAGCGAGAGCGTGTACTCGGCGACGCGCCGGCGCTCGTTGAAGAACGAACCGACCCGAAGCGAACGCTCCACACCGAATGCGAGGTTACTCGCCGGGGTGAAGATGACCGCCTCGTCCGAGTCGATGCTGGCGGTTGCGTCGCTGAAGTGGCCGTCTGCGACCACAGGGCGTCCGAAGTACCGGATACTCGGGAAGCCATTCTGGGTAACGTCATCTCCCAGAGATGTCAGCCGAGCACCCACCGCGTCGGCGTAGTTCTGCACGAGGTTGGGATTCGTGAAGAACGTCAAGTCCGGAATGGTCTTCTGCCCGGTCGGCATCGCGTTGTTGATCGTCTGGAGACACGCGAGTCCCGTGGTGACGCCGGCAAGCGTGGTGTCCGTCACCGCCGCATCGCCGTCCGCCTGGAGAATCCAGCCGTCCATGATGCCGAGGAACGCACCCGCGTCCGCATCGCGCCCGTTGATCCCGAGATCGTTCAGATCGTTGCCGAGCAGACGAGTGATCGCCGCCATGACACGAGCTTCGCCACCCTGCCGCTGGATGTTCTCCTCGATGAAGCTGAGAGAGAGATCCTCGGCCCACACCACCTCGACACCGGTGAGAGTGCGGCGAGCGAACGACACACCGTCGGCAACTGCCGGGGCGGTCGATTCGGTGCCAATGATCAGCTGCCGCGTCGCACCCACGAGCTCGTCGAGATGCGCGACGTTGCTCGTCATGTGCTTAGTGGTGACCCTGGAGAGCGTCGGCTGGAGCTCGGCGATCGAGTCGATGAACGCATCGGCCGTGTCATCGGCGAGGAAGCCCGCCGAGGCGATGGCCGTCGAGTCGATCACGCGCGCCTCGCGTTGCTGCTCGGAGAGCGAGCGATTCTCCTCGTATCGCTTCTTGAATGCCTCCGGGATGAACGCGCCCTTGTAGTCGATCTCGCTCGGCTTGTTCGTGTGCTCATTGTGCGGGATCGCCTTGAGTTCGCGGATCTCTTCCGCCAGCTTGCGGGTCTCTTCGCGAGACTCATCGAGCTTGGCCTCGATATCCTGGACACTCTCCTGCCCGGCGAACGAGCCGCGTTCCTGCTTGGAGTCCAGATCCTTCTGGAACTTGTCGTATGCCTCCGCCTGCTTGGCGGCGAGGCGCCCTTCCATCTTCTCGATCTCACTCACCAGCGAGTCGGTGAATAGCTCCTGTTCGGTCTTCGGCATTGGATATTACCTCGTGCGCTCTCGCAGTATGCGAATCGCGCCTAGCTCGAGCGTCGCGCGCTGCGCCATGGTCCCGAAATCTGCCGCCGTGCTGACGGGAGGGACGGGCGCCGCGTGACTCGGCCCGAATGAATGGAGAATTTCCTTCGCGTCGGGGTTGCTCGGAAGCACCACGAGCGCGATCTCGAGGAGCTCGCTGGATCGATAGACCCAGATCGGCTCGTCTTGCCCGTCGATGGCCTCGTATCCGGCATCGAGTGCGCGGAATCCGATCGAAACCATGCGCAGGCTTCGGCTCTTGACCTTCTGGAATGCCATCTCCGCTTTCGCGTCTTCGTCGAATCGGACATCGACATCGAAGCGGGCTTCGTCTTGCTGCCAGCCGATGACCTGCCCGAGCACGTCTTCGGGCTGCGCCATGTCGTAGGCGTTGTGATTCCACGAGAAAATGGGATTGTCCGCGAATCGGTCGGTCTTGATCCCTTCGGTTCGGACGATGGTCCCGTGCCGATCGATCGTCGGCGTGGATGCTCGGAAGCTTCGGACGCGGGTCTCTTCGTCTCCGCCGGCCTTGATGTGCCCGGCCATCCGATACGCGCCCTCGATATTGCTCTTGGCATCGAATGCGAAGAGGGGCCAATGGGCCTCGGCGTCCATCTCGAAGTCTTTCGCTGTGTAACTGAGATTCATGACTCGACGACCTCCATCGTCATCGTACATCGGCAATGGATCACGTTATCCGCGCTGCCGTTCGGGTCTAGCGGCCGGTCCATCGGTTGGCCCTTCACGCTCCATTTATGACGGAGCGGGATCGTCTGGCTCGGCTGGATGGCTGACGCCCTGTGATGCGGCCGCGTCCGTTCGCCTCGCACCGGGTTCCAAGTCTTCTTGTATCGGATCGAGAACTCAGACTCACTCGCGAATGCGTGGTCATACTTGCCCTTGTTCACCGCGCCGCTCGTCTCGGTCCTCGCGATGCGCTCCGCGCGATATCCCTTGTATTCGTCGATCTTCTCGCCGATCGCCTTCTTGAGTTCCTCGATCGTGCTGCCCTGCTCGATGCCCTCACTGATGATCGGAGAGAGAATCTCGCGCGTCGCCTCTTGAATGTCGACGACCTTCAGCCCGGCATTCTCGCGGGCCCATAGTGCGGCCTCTTCGCTATAGATATCCCAGGCGAGCGTGAAGCCGGAGGCGACGCCATCGCCTGCGAGCAGATCCCAACCGACATTTAGGCTCTTGAGAACCGAGTCGTTTACCGCCTTTTCCCATGCCTTCTCAGTTGTCGCGAGTGCGCTATCGAGCAGCAGATCCCCGGCGGCCCGGACCTCCGCGGGGGGCGCCATCCGATCGAGCTTGCCGAGCGCGGCCAGTATCGCCTTCTGCTCTTTGCCGAAGAGAGCCCGGCTCTGCCCGCCGAGTCCCTTCTCGAGTTTGTCCTGGGCGGCGGCGAAGAGGGATGCCGTCAAGAGATGCTGCTCGGGTGATAGGCTCGATACGTTGTCGGATCGCACCGGATCGGAGGTGGCGCGCGCTGCGAGTTGCATCGCCTCCCGGAATTGATCGGCAACGCTCTGCGCCGGCACAGTCGCCGCGTCGATCACTTTGATATCGAGACCGCGACCCGCTCCGATCGCCCCGCGCCCGTCGTCATCGGGGAACATCGAGCTCGCAAACGGATCGTGAGGCTCCAGCTTCTCGACGACGCGAACTCCAGCCGGAATGAAGTAGACCGCGCCGCTCCCGTCGTCGATCTCGGGGCGGCCCGTGTCGGCCCGGTGCTCGTCGACGGTGATCGAGCCGGAGAGCAGATCTTGCAGAGATCGAGTGTGGATCGCTTCTAGGTCCGGGAGGATCGGGCTATCGAATGCGAAGACGTATCCGGAGATGCGAGCGCGCGGCAGCATCCAGCCGTTGACCGCGCCCTCGATACGCTTTTGCCGCGGCTGCTTGCAATTGCGCGAGTACGTGTTGCGCGCCTCGCGAGTGATCTCGAGCGTACCGCCGGAGAGCGCGATGCCGGCAATGGACGGCGGAATGTGATAGCAGGCGAACACCTGCTCCATGCTCATCTGGGCGAGCACCGCGAATTCCATGTCCTTGATCGTCATCCCGAGCGGAGTGAATTTCGCTCCGGAGTGGATGAGCGGCGGGCCGAGCTTGGCGCCCATGCCGCCGCCGGTCCGGTCGTGCCATTTCTGGGAGATGAGTTCGGCCACTTTGTCGTCGTTCACGACTTTATCGGTGCTGAGATAGCCGGGGATCTGGCCGTTGTGTTCGAGAACGGTGCCGGTATAGGCCCTCGCGTAGCGGTCCGAGTCGGCTGCCCACGCGAATGCCTGCACCGGACTCATGCCCTCAGTGAGCGGGCGTTCCGGATGCGGATAGCGGATCTGGTGCACATCCTCCGCCGGGTGCCACCGGCCGGCCGATTTGGCGCCGGGAGCCTGGATCTTCCACTCACTGACGGCGCCGGTCACCGGGTGGTAGTGCCGATCGACGATCCAGTGAGGCGGGATGACCTGGAATCCGATCGCCGGGCCCTCTCCGGTTCCGCCGGCGGTGAGAGCGAGCCAATACGCCTCGCCGGTCAGATCGAGGTGAGCCTGGGTGATCTCGAGGAAACTCGCCCACATGAGCCCCGGCATCGGCTCCCAGAATGCCCGCGCGACGCGATCGATATCCTCGATGGGGATCGCCTTGCCGCCCCGGCTCATGGTATACGGACTCGCGGCGATGTCCTCCGAGATGAGGCTCACCGCGGCGTAGACATACCCTGAGTAGCGCACGAGTTGCTCTTCGGTGGTCCCGGCGCGGTCGGTCTCGAGCCTGGATGCGCCGAGCAGGGAGCCCCACGAGGATAGCGTCGAGCCCGGTGTCGATGGGCCCGGCACCGGTGCCGATCGGCCTCGTATTCGATCCCAGAGCCGCCTGGAGCGGCTGCGCGTCTCGACCTGCATTTGCCCCCGGAGCGAGTCGCCGGCCCCGGGAGAGTGATCTTACACCCAGATCCCGAGCGGCTCGTCAGGTTTGCTGGGTGCATAGGCTATCGCTATCGCATCCGCGTCGTCAATAGAGCGCCGCAATCGCCGCTTGATCTGCTCTTTCGGGGTGACGCGCACCGTGTCGTTTTTCCCATGGGGGCCATAGGTGATGGCAGCCAGCTGGGCCGTCAGATCGTCGTCATCTGGATCGAGATCGATCTCCTGCTCGTCCATCACGTCCCGGAGGTGAAAGAAGCATTCCGAGCGATAGTTGAAGTATTCCTCGGGCCGCGTGCTCCCCTCGCTGAAGTTGATCCGGTCGACGCGGTATCCGGCCTCTTCCATCTCGTCGGCCGGCCCGGCCCCGATCCCGATTGAGTCGATCCGGATAGCCTCAACTCCGAGGCGATCGGCCTCGCCCTGCACCTCGACCCGCAGATCGGACAGCCTCATCCCCCGGAATTCGCGCAGCTTCCGGTAGTGCAGTCCCCTCCGGTGCCCGAGGATTGACGGATCGTCTCCCTCGCGCCCCACGTCCAGCGAGAGCAGCCCCGCGCCCTGGGGCTCGATCTGCGCAGCGTGGCACCGCGCGAGCAGGCTCATCGGGAATAGCCCGTGTGGATCGTCGGACGGGAATTGGCCGAGCACCTTCGCGATGTAGAGCGGGTTACTCTCGCCCCATTTGGATCGAACGTGGGCCACCCAGGCTGGCGTCACCAGCATCGGATACGGCTCTGAGCCCGGCTGCTCGGCCTTCTCCCGCCACTCGCCGGTCCGCATGTCCTCCTCGGTGATGCCGCAGCTGGTGAAATTGGGGGTGTCGAATGCCGAGATGTTGAAACTCCCCCCGGCGTGTTTGTGCTCGCGGCCGAACTCGCTGCTCGGATCGGTCGGATTACCGATCTTGAGCACACGGCACGTGCGCGGGTTGCTGACGCAGCCGTCGAGCCCGTCGATCACATCGTCGCTCATCCCGGCAGCCTCGTCGTAGACCACGAGCACATTACCCGCGTGCCAGCCACTCGCCGCGGTCGGATCGTAGTCACGGGAGGCGAATCCCAGCGCGAACCATTTCTTTTTGACATCGCGGCCGAGATCCCAGCCGGTGGTGAGCGGCGAGCTGCTGAGGTTGATGCGCTTCGCCAGCTTGCCCGCGGCGCCCCTGATCTCTTGCCAGAGAATCCCGCGCACCTGCCTGTCTGTCGGCGCCGTGGTGATGACTATCGTATCGGGGCCGTGTTCCATGAGGAAGTCGATAACCACGCGCGCCGCGATGTAGCTTTTGCCCGCGCCGTGGCAGCTGGCGACGGACGTGATGAAGTTGCGGCGCACGCTCTCCATGATGTCGAGTTGCGCCTGCCACGGATTCTCGCCGAGGAGCTCGCGCACCACGAAGCCGGAATCGTCTCGGAGCCGGTGGATCATGTCGGCGGCGGCGGCGTGCTCGGTCAATTCGGCCACTCCATCCCGATAGCTGGCCTCGCTGGCGGTGCTTGGGGGCGGGGCATCAGAACATGGGGCCGTGATCGTCAGGCACCCACCAGTGATACTTGCCCGGGTATCTTTCCTCTTCCCACCGGCGCCTCTGCTCCGCCCATCGCCTCCGATGCCGCCACTCGCGCACACCAAAGAACGTGAGCATGATCGCGAGGCAGATCAGATCTGAGGCGTTCTCGATCAGGTTGTCGATCACGAGTACACCTCGGCCGCCCATGCCTTCGTCTCCTCGGTCGCGTGGTCGGCGAGCCACTGGGGATGGATCGGTCCGACCGGGAGGCCCTGGGTGTGGAGGTGGGGGCCGCTGCCGGTGTCGTGATAGGTGGCCCATGGGCCGAGTTCGCGGACCCATGCCACCGCCATCTCTGGCCCGGCGCTGCCACGCCCCAGCACGAGCCCGCCGATCCTGAGTTCGTAGTCCCTGGCGATGCTCGGATCGCATCGGTGCTTTGATTGAGGCGTTGCCCCGGCCTGTGCGTTGCCCTCTTCGGTGCGTATGCCGCTTGTCCTCTCCCATGCGATGCCGGCTTCGTCGAGCTTGCGTTCCAACTCGGAGCACGAGCCATAGAATTCCTGCGGCCCCATCGGCACCCGGCCGAGTGTGTCCGGCTCGCCGTAGGAGTGGGTAGTGTCGGGCTCGGGCTCCGCCTCTGCGATCATCTCCGGCTGTGGCAACGCAAGGCTCTCAAGTGCCGAGGCTATCCTGTTGATCGCCCGTCGCACCTCTTTGAGTTCTGCCGTGAACTTGACTTGCAAAGCTTCCATCTTGCTCATCTACTCCCCCCCCGGCCCCTCAGGCAGCGGCATCCAGTGGGTTGCTGATGTCATCTCTGCGCAATCGTATGCCCATTGCTTTCCTGTCCAGTACGCATTGACCATATAGCCCGTTGCTGAGTTGACTCGATACAGACCACGTTTCTCCGGCTTCTCATCCTCCACCTTCCGCCACCGAAGCTTTTCCTCCAGCTCATCTCGCCCCACTCCATCCACAGGCCACTTTCGTTCACTCACCCCAAATCCCCCCTAAACTCACTCCCTCCCAGCACCGCATTCCCACAAGTTACCAAGCCATCCTCTTCGTCCATACTTGGCACAAACACCAGGACATCAAAGCCCTCGGTAAGAAGATCGGCCTCTAGCTTGGCATAAGGTGCAAATGAATCATAACCACCAACAGTCTCGATCCCGTTCTCCCGGCAAGCACTATTATTGTGAATCGGAGTAATCTTAACCATGAACTTCCCCGGATCGAACAATCCAGCCAGCTTCCGCGCATCCACCTCGAAATCAGTCGAGTAAGCAAAATTCAAGCAG